ATTCAGCCTCAACCATCTTCACAAGTCCGTATTCAGCGCTTGAAGCGAATGGCAAGAATCTATCAATCTTGGACTTCTCTGTCTTTGCCTTCCTCACAACGAACCCTGAAAGATTCTTAGCGTGATCTTGAAAGGCGTGCTTGCCGTGACCTCCGGGGTCTTGTGGAACTACTTGGTGGGTTGATGTGCCATCCATGACAGCAGCACGCTTCATGGCCTTCTTAACTTCGCCAATAGAGTCTCTAAATCTAACCACATCCAAAATGTAGTAATATCCGTCGTCACCAAGGCCAACTTTAACGCCCGCTGTCCAGTCAGGATTCTTTTGATTCCCCTTGCCAACAGGTGTGCTCGCCAAGTCCCATCCTCGAACAACCCTTTTCATCTTTGGGAGAGAAGCCCGATCAACAGTGTCAATCCAAGTCTTCTTGAAATATACACCCGATGAAGCGTCGTAGTTCCAGTTACCACCAAGAAGCTCTGCACGCTCTTTAGCAGGGAGTGACATGAGCCTCTTCTTGTATTCCTTACCAAGGGACGGGTTATCATCCAAAGAGCTTCTAATAAACGTGAGGGACGTGATTGACATATCATCCTTGTCGTGCACATCCATGTAATCACGATAATACTGCTCAGCTTCTGCCCTGCTGTTGAACCATTTCAATCCGTCAGACTCGTCATCATCATCACGAATAAAGTAACGAAGCTTTGATGACCTCTCTGGGATTGCAAAACCATCCTCATCAATCCACCATTTCACAAGGTCTTTTACAAATCCTGATGATTGGGGGTTTGTTGAACACTTTGTCTTTCCCTGAATCCCTGTTGTAGAACGTATACGGCTCTGAGGATACCAAAAGTGTTCTTCGTTAAAGGTTGTAAGCTCATCATGGTAAATACGGTCTACCTCGACACCACGAAGGGCTTGTATATCGTCCTCATGGTCAAGACCCATGAAATGTACTGTAGCGCCGCTCGGGAACACCCATTTCTTAGAGGACGTGTAGTATTCACCTCCTACATACGGATAAATCTTCTTGGAAGCATCTGCAAGGCCACCGGGACGGTTGATCTCTACGGCCTGACGACGGAACATGATAGCTCTAAAGTCGGGGTTCTTGATGTGTCGTAGGGGGTCTACAAGTAGCGCGAAGCTGTTGTGTGTAACGATGAAGTTCTCAATAACGAACAGTGATTCCTTCCCAGAGATGGTAAAGCACTTGCTAAGTCCTTCGCCCTTCTCTCGAATCTCTACAATAGAGTTTCTTGATTTCTTCTGGAAACTGTTAGGAACCTTCTTTCGACTAAGCCTGAAAATCTTCTCAAGATTAGGGTGCCGGATGTAGAGTCTATAAGCTGTCCTTCCTTTTTTCTTCTCTCCTTTATAAGTGTAACTTGTTTCCTTTGAGTTTAGTGTTGCTGTCCCTCCAACGCTACGCACTAGATATTGGACATCCTCAGAAAGAGTCTTGCTAACTGATACAAACTCTGCGGTGTCCTTGTTAGTTTCCCTGTACCCGTCTGAGTCCATTAGTCCTTGTAAGATTGAAATCCTGACATTGTATCCAGAGTCTTTATATACCTGTGGGACAAACTTTGTGTGAGACCTAGTGTTGTAAAGACCTAACTCTCCGACATCAACTCTCAGGCCTCCTACAATGGCATGCTCATACTTTGAGCTTTGTGTCTTTTTGACATCGTATCCATCCTCTCTCACGAACCCCACCACTTCTTCATCACTGGTGGAAAACCTCAACGAATGGCATGTAGCAAAATGTCCATCTCCTAGAAGGAACCCAAGTGTGTATGGCTTTATAGGGAGTAGGCTCTCGTCAAACTCAATATCTTCATCTTCACTGGGGGAGTACAAAGGGATCGTTGGATTTCTCCCTGTCCTCTCCATCCATTCCTTTATGGTTGATGTGTCTCTAACAGCTTTATGCCCTGAGAAATTTACATCCCATAGGTGCTCACCACATACTGTAATCTTTGCACCATCTCTGAATACAACCTCATACAGCGTCTTGAGAGGCTGCACATGCTCTTGTAGAATCGTCTGGGCATGTCCCTCTCTGTCAATTACTTCGTCTCCTACGGTAAGCTCTCGAACGGTAGACCATCCTTGAGGTGTTAGTACCTTGGTATCAATTTGCACGGCTTTACCGCCGCCAGCTGACAATGTGTTCAGGAAGGGTCGCTAAGCCCTTTCCGGTTCTCTAAGACTTTAAAACAATCAGGTTTATTGGGGTTATTAATCCATCTATCTACTGTTGATCTATTCACGCTTAGTAGTTCAGCAGCTTTAGATATTGATGGGTACTCAATATCCTTTATAATAACTTTATGTGCATTACCAGAAATCTTACCCCACATAGGGTTATTGCTTCCTTCACGATTAGCACATGCCCATCCATAACCTATATCCATATTGTAGCCTTTAGCTACCGCATCATATTTAGTTATGTATTCTTGTTCTATAGAGTATGCTTGCTTTTTATCATTGGATTCAAATGAATGAATAGTCTCTTTTTCAAAAGATTCTTCTCCATATTTAGCCAATGCTTGATGCAAGTTTGATGAGGGATTAAATTTAGATTTTCGTAGGTGACCATTAAATCTATGTTGTAATCCCTTTGATGTAATACCTATATAGAACTTACCATTATGTTTATTTGTTAGTTTGTATATACTATAAAACATTTAATTACGCCTCAGTATTTGAACATAGTATAGCATATCTAACCTGTCTTTTTGAACTCCTGCATGTTTCCATACAGATCGGACTATATCTTCACCCTGTAAAGGGGCACCATGTTTCCACCGCCAATCGCTTGCGATGTACTCTACTTGGTGGCGCTCTATGAACGCCCCTTTCGATAGTCTCTGAAATGAACGTCCGTTATGCACGCCCATCTGCTGATTGTCCGTTTCATTATCATTCGATAAGATTTTGGATTTTCCAGCAATTAATGGTGTTTATTTTGATCTCTTTCGAGAAAAGGTAGCTCAGCCTTTGCTAACCACCGAATATTGTAATGTCTGCTGGTGTTGAAAGAAACTCTGTCTGTGGGCCTCCATGAGCCGCTATCGTAACACCATTACTCATCTTCATCCTCCTCTTCCGGAAGGTCTACCATGAATCGCTCCCTATTAAAACTTTCATCATCTGTTTTGAGTTGGGAATATTCTTCATCGTAAACTGAACGTGAGCCCGTCTTAATGTAATCATCAAGTGAAGTTTGATCTTTATGGGTTAGTACATGCTGCTCATTCTCGGAACCATCAGAAGGGAGCACAATGTTAATCTGAGGGGTGTTGTCATTTCCTTTGAGCCTGTCCATCTCTTGAGGATTGAAGGGCTTCATTTGCTGGTGGGAATATTTGAGGTATATTTCAAGGCTTTTCAGTTGAAGGGTTGGCTTAATATCTTCTGTAAGACCTAAACGATCTTTATCACCCATCGCGTACAATGCAAGCCTTTGCAATGGATCGAAATTGAGCTTCTTAGCCGTCTGTTGAGCGTTGGCAAGTTTGCGCTTCCTAGCCTCCTTAGCAGCTAGCACGTTCTTCTTGGAATACTCTTTGTCCTGTAGCCCCGGATTACCATTACAACGTCCTGTGAGGCGTGACAGGCACGTTACAAGCTTGAATTTGTGTGTCCAGTACGCTTGGTAGGCTCTGTTGATCTTTCCCGTGTCTACGTCCCTTGTACCATCTGGTCGTTTCTCAACAGCGAGGTAGGCATGTACTTTTGGATCATAATGTCTGAATAGATTGAATCGTTCGTACTGCCTTCCTTTCTTCATTTTATACTTTTCAGCGATTTGTGTAATCGTATCCTCAATCGTGTGTTTGATTGGGATGACGCTTGTATCCACAATGAGAGGGTCTTCGGGGTCGTCTGTCCAGTAATGCCCTGTAACGCTGCTTACCGCAAGCATCTTTGATTTACCGTCCGAAGGATCTTTCCAATGAACCCAATAAGGGTCTCTGTCGTCTTCTGTCATATTGCACCTATTTAAGTAATACCGGAAGAGTGTGGAGATCACTCAGGAGGGGGCTTCAGAGGCTGCCGGTATTTATCGGGATGGGTTTTGTTGTTGTGATGAAGAGTGCCCTTGGAGAAGATTTGGTCTGCCCTGTAGGATTTGAACCTACAACCAACGGTGTAGAAAACCGATGCGCTATCCAGTTGCGCCAAGGGCAGTTTGAAGTTTCTCAAAGGACACTCATTATTATTTCTAACGGGCGTTTGGCATGAACACCACAACATCTTCGTCTGAAACGTTGCACAGGCAATTATTCTTCACATTCATCGCGTAAATGTCTCTTCCATCTTCGAGTTCAAAGAACGATCCTAAAGATGTGTGTTCCGCATTCTCAATAATCTCTTCAAACTCTTCTTTGACTTGTTCAACACCTTCTTTAAGTGTTTCATCGTCAGAAAAGAAATACCACAACGAAAGTCTGCTCTCTTCAGAATCTTCTTCCGAGGAATCTTTCAGAACTTTGATAGCTTCTTGGCACCACTCAACACTTTCTTCCAAATCACTTAACAACTGTTCTTCAAACATATTTAATCTCCTTTACATAACCTGCATAATCCAGATAGTTCCAAATGTAATAAACTGAACGACTTCTGGGAGGATGTTCATAATTCTTCTGACTTCTTGTATTCTTTTGTGTACTTTCTGATAGATTTTGAAGTGTCCTTCACCTCTTTAAATTTGTCATCAATCTCTTTGATTGTTACGCCGCGATCAATACAATAATCGCCAATTAGATCATGTAAATCCTGCATAATATCCTCAAGAGTGTTTACCAATAAGTCTGCACCCTCTCGGGTTTCCTTAATTTCCCCTTCCATCACATACCCTCCTTTAGAATGCCGCTTCCGGTGTATTTATTATCTTCACCATAGAACTTCTTGTGTGCATTAACAATGCCCGACATCTTCTCTTCCTTGTCAATTAGTGGCTCATTGTTCTTGGATAAGAAGTTGTTTACGACATTCACGTATTCTTTGCACATTGAAAGCTTCTTCTCCAGATTTCCAAAGTATTGGTTTTCTTCTTCCATCGTATTCTCCTTTCCTTTGTCCGCCTTATGATAATATTATACATCCACCCATTAACTATGTCAACTATGGATGTTCATACTCGTCATACCATGCCATCAACCATTGTCATCGTAATGCTCTCCCCGTGTGACGGCGGAAGCCTCTTCCTCCGATGATCCCAAGGGGTTGCGCCACATCTCATGTTCCATGAAATATTTATCCGCTGCGATATTGTTGGAAGACGCTGCGCTCTTGATACTCTTGTCACAGGTTCCACACAACCCATATTCCATTTGGAATTGGTCTAGGACTGCGTTGCAAGCCTCGCACCGTGTACACATGACTTTGGTCTTACGACGCTTGTTGGCCTGTGTTGATTTCTCCCCTTCGTAGAATTGCTCCATCCAATTCTTTTTCACCTTGTCTGTCATTGTAATCCCCTTTAAGTTATTCCTAAATTTTACATTTTTAATATCCCTTTTAAAGATATTTAGATAATCAATACAACGAAGAGATGAACTTAGAACCCCTGAAACCCTTTAGAAGTATTTAATATGTGTTAGAGTTTAGCATGCCGAGGATACCAAAGTCAAGCAGTATTCCAAATGAATCCAAAATACCTTTAAAATGGCACGTTAAGATCACACAAAAGGATAATACACCTGAGATGGTGCCATTGAATGGCTTTTAAGAGCCCTACAAGAGCCGTGAGAGGGCTTACTCTCAATAAGATGCCCTACCATAGCACCTACCATTAGAACGTCTCTTAGAGAGCCTTGTAGGGATTCCTAGAACTTATTGTTTTACACATCGAACATCACACATCCCAAGCCGTATGGTATTTGTAAGTCTTTTTCAGGGATGGTAAGCGTTTTTCACGGTTTCAACGACCCCTTAATAAAGCCTTATTAATATTGGTAAGGTCTTACTAAGAACTATTATAATTAGAATAGAACTAAGATATAACTTAGAATATCTTTTAAAGGTATTTAGAAGTCTCTAGAAGTACTTATTAAGGTCTTTAGAAGTAGGTCTTAGGGTAGCACGACGAATCAAACAAGTCAAGCACCCCTCGATACGTCTTAATATGTCTCAGGGCTGTTCGGTGTTCCTCACATCATCTTTGGCTTGATAAGAATTTAAAGGCTCTTAGATAATGCGTCCGCCTAAAATGGGAGGTTTTGAGGGATATATAGATAATGC